CAAAAATCCTTTTGGTAATATGATGGGTGGAGGCGGTCCTGCCCCTGGTCAAGGGGGTCCTAATATGGAAGATATATTAGCTAGTATGTTTTTTGGCGGTATGCCTGGTATGCCAGGTATGCCCGGTATGCAAGGTATGCCTGGAAATATACATATGATGCATGGAATGCCAGGCATGCCTGGTATGTTCCCACCCGGCGCTAATTTTCAAATATTTAGAAATGGAGTACCTGTAAATATGCAACATATACAGAAACCTGAACCAATAAACAAAATTGTGCCTATTAACATGGAAATGGTATTGAATGGAGCATCCATTCCTGTCGAAATTGAAAGATGGATAATTAAGAATGGAAACAAGGTGACCGAAACGCAAACTATTTATGTTACCATTATGAAAGGAATTGACAACAATGAAATGATGGTGTTAGAAAATCAAGGTAATGTTGTTAATGAACAATGTAAAGGCGATATTAAAATATTTATTAGAGTTGAGAATGATACTGGATTTCAGAGAAGAGGGTTAGATTTAATCATTGAAAAGAAAATTTCTCTCAAGGAAGCCTTATGTGGTTTCTCATTTGATTTAAAATATATCAATGGAAAGGCATATACGATCAATAATCAGAGCGGTAATATTATTCCATTTGGACATCAAAAAGTAATAGCAAATATGGGATTAACGAGAGATGGACATACTGGAAATATGGTTATCGTATTTCAAATTGAATTGCCTCTAACTCTTACTCCTGAACAAATTATTATTTTAACAAATGTTTTGTAAGAGCCGAAATGAAAATTGTATATTTAGAAAAAATAACTTAAAGGCATAATAATTATATATTATGGGGGTGGGTGCAAGGGTCAGGGTAGGTGGATAGGGTTGTGAAAATGAGTAGTCGACTGAACTCCTTATTAGGAGTTTATAGCATCTGTTTGGTGAAATCCCAGATGAGTTTCGTTATCAGGCGAAACATAAAGATAGTCAATGATGATTATGAGACTATCTTTATATTAGATGAAAATGGGTAGGTTTAGAGCATAGGATAAAGAATGGGTAAAGAATGGGTAAAGCATAGACTAAGGTAGATTGACTATATATAATTATATTGTGTACATAATGATGCAAAGTAAATGTATAATACAATATAAATTTTATTATTAAGACGATAATAATAATACATGGGTCACTTGGAAGAATCGCCTCTGCTCCAGTAGCTCAGTGGTTAGAGCATGTCACTTGTAATGACAAGGCCGCCAGTTCAATTCTGGTCTGGAGCTTAAAATATTTTATATGGTAAATATAAAATACTTTTTTGATAAATAATCATATAATAAAAATAATAAAATATAATCTCATGTCATATACAAATGGCAGGAAGAAGTCGTGTTATGCGAAATATTCAATCATATGTAAATCATAGTGATTCAAATTCTGGTTTAGGACCGCTTAAGGCGGGTACAGGAAATAGAGTTGGAATTACAAATTATTTGTGGTATAATATCCAAACGCAAGCGAAAAAAGGGCCTCTTGATTTTGTCAATACAAACGATTATTATCAAACACTTCAATGGCAAAGATATGGTAATCTGAGACCTTCATTTAGACCTAGTCCTCGTCTCTCAAAGTACAAATATTATAGTCCATATTGATAATCATAACAACTTATTAGCTTTGATATGATTTATTGTATATTTATTTACGAAATCTTTCTTGTAGGAATATCGGATGAAACCAAATAGATAGAATTCTCAGTAATAATGATAAACTCTGTACCACTTTTGTAAAATTTAACTATACCACTAGTGTATTCGTCTTCCGACTTTACCAACAACTTTTCTCCATTTTCTTTCACACCAATAAGCGCTTTTTTATCCAATGATGCGGACCAATAATCCAACATGATTGGTTTATCTTCGACTATTCCTAATTTAACTGCATGCTTTAGGGTAATATCACTAGGTAGTCTGTAATTTGCTTCAGCAGAAGCGGTAGAGGTAGAGGAAGAAGAGGAAGTAGTCTTTTGTTCGTCCGACATTTATATTATAAAAATTTGCAAAAGTCTTTATATTCTAATTAATATAATTTAATATTTTTTGATAAAAATATAATATGCAAAAAATATAATATGCAAATATATTAACAATATAAATGAGTTTATCTGCCCCACAAACTAATTTTCGATATTCTTTACACAATACCGAAAATTATAAAACTTCTATGCAATATTCTGCTAGTGAAATACTAAATAAGTATAATTTATTAATAATAGAATATTTGAATTTTATTATAGAAAGCATAAATGTAAAGAATAATGCCTATAATAAATTTGTAATATTGAGAGGATTAAAAACCATTACGCATGTATTTAATATTATATTGTATTACACTAAAAATTTAGATGTAGCATATTATCATAGTCAAAAATCGTTTTATTTTTATATAGAATTTATCGGTCAAATATCAGAAGATCAACATACCTTTTTGCAGTTAAACTCGAGAGATGCTATGATGTTTGTATATAAAAAAACAATATATGAAATAAATAATGAAATCAAAAAACAACTAGTTTATCCAACTGCGGATGTAAGTGTAAAATTAGACACATTAAATATGAATATAACCATATTAACAAAAATAATTAGTTATATGGTTAATGGGTTTGATTTTTTAAAGGAGAATAAAAAAGATTCATTTAAATTATTCATAAAAAAAATAGAAAAAATATGCGAGAAATTAAACAATGAAAAAATAAATAATGATGCGTATCACCTCATATATAAATTTACTGATACGATTTGTAATAATGACAGATATAACGCATTAGAATACTCCACTAGCGTTCCGTATTCTGGGTCTGCTACTACGCCTTGCTACGCAATGGCTCCGTTGCATCTACTAGAAAAGCATTTGGATATTATAGAATTGTTTATAAAAAAATATAGTAAAAGTAAAATGAATAGCGTTGCTGATGCCAAAATAAATAATAACTTGATTGATTTGCATTTTACATTACATTTGGAAGATTGTACAGATAAATTTATTAGTTGGATATTTACATAATTTCGGCTATTTTGTCTTCGATAATATTCATGAAAATCGTTTTGCGACGTATTTTCTTTTTTTTATCCTTTACTATCGTGTTTTCAGGAGTAATAATTTTTTGCCCAATTTTATAAAATTCTGCCACCAATAATACTTTAAGAAATTCGTAAATAGAATACAACACATTCTCATCACACATTCCCACTATTAGGATACTACCTGTTCTAAAAATCATGAATGAAACGGTTACTATGTTTTTGTAAAGCGATCTATTTTCTTCTGAAATTTGGGATCCCGTTTGAACGCTCATTGCCGGGTTATAATAAAACTTACATTGAATTCCAGGGTATGAGCATGGGTCATATATGCATTGAATATTATATTTGAATTTCAATATATCAAATAGAAGTTCCCGGTTTATATAAAACCCGCAATTGAAGTTGGAATTAATAAGAACTGTATCACTAATTTGTTTATATCCCAATTTTTCTTCTAGGAAAGGTTGAATCGTCTGCACGATATTCAATAAGACTTGTTCAAATATATAATCGGTTTGTATGCCAGGTATCTCTAACTTCCCTGTATTAAATACTTTGATATGAAATTCTTTAAATATGCTATTAATTTTTATACGCAAAATCATAACAAAACAATTGTAAAACGCGCTCTTTCTTTTACACCTATAACTCATAATGTCTTTTTTAGAAATTCCAATACTAATCTTTCTAATATCCTTAAATTTTATTCTACCATTTGGATTATTTATACTTGTCATGACTTGTTCGTCGCAGCAAATAACCGATTGCAAATTTTCTTGAACGATTGCTAACTCTTCTTGTGTATTAGAGTTAAATTTCATTTGTTTTTTAATAACGCCATTTGCTGGAGTCGAATATGGAATTACTGGTATTTTCCAGAATATTTGCTTCAAATCTATCTCTCTATCTAAATAAGCAATTTTAGATTTAGTTGAAATATAGATGGCGTTTGCTTTAGGCGGTTCGACTAGGTTATCTAATAAATTATCTATTTTTGGATTAGACTCGCTTATTGTATTTATAGGAGATAGATCATCCTCGTCGGATGATGCATCATTATAATCAGGTGATATAAATTTTGCCCATTCATTATCAACATCGTTATTTATGGTATTTGCCATAATAATTATTAGAATATATCTTTAAATGTATTTAAAATAATTTATTTCAATTATTTTCTAATAGTATATCATATAATGCTTGCCAGAAAATCTAGCGTCATCCATGAAAGAAGCAATATTATCCCAATCTCGCAAACCTCACCTACATCGTCTAAAGAAACACGCGATTTTGATAATATATACTGCTTGAAACAAAACTTCTTTGATCCTACAAAGAGTTCCCCACCAAATGATTTTATGTTGAAGTTGCATGAGAGAATGCAACTTTACGGCAAAATGGATGCAGTAGGAATAAAAGAAGGGAGACGCGACAAAGCATAATTTATATAATACGAGTTTTTACTATCCTGATGATGCATAATGTTTTCAATAAATTCTAAAAAGTTTGAGGTAATTATTTGCGGTTTATTACGAATAATATAATTTAAATAATCTTTTATTATATTTTTTTTATCGATATTGTATTTTTTACTTATATCTTGAACAAATTGAATGACTATGCTTAGTTTCTCTCTTTGAGCTAATTTTAGATATAATTTTTCCCAAACAACATTGTCTATGATGTTAAAATTAGAATCAATAATATTTTGATTTGATTGAATGAAATTAATCATACTTCTGATGTCGGATTTATATAACTTTTGTATCTGTTTTATAGAACATTCTGACATGTTTAGTTTTTCAATGGTTGATATATTTGTTAAAAATTTAATGATTTCGTGTTCAGGTAATTGATTAAATCTGAGTTTTAAGAATTCGTTTTGTAGTCCCTCGTCCACTCTGCTAATATAATTACATATTAAACAAAATCGAACACCAATACTATATGTTTGTATTAAATAACGTAATGCTTGTTGTGCGTTCTTTGTCATATAATCAACCTCATCTAATATTACGAATTTCATACCCTTATTAAAGAGTGATTTTGAATTAACAAACTGATTTATTTGGACTCTAATGATATCTATTCCTCTTTCATCTGATGCGTTTAGATGAATAACTAACCCATTATGCACTTGGTCATTTTTTTCTTGATAGGCCTTTACTAAATTGATAATACTGGTAGTTTTACCCGTGCCTGGCGGACCATAGAAAAGGAGATGTGGAAAATAGGAATCATCGATGATATTTTGCATTATTACTTTATTTAAGGGATCTAACACTACATCTTCGAGTTTAGTGGGACGAAAGCGCTCACATAGTGGCACTCCAGCATTGTTTTGGAAGGAAACGTAGGCTTGCTTGCAAGCCGATGTTTCCTGACTATAATCCGTAGACATAGTCGAAGGATTATGATTCATTATTATATGTTATGATTTTACATATTTAAACCTTTTTCCCCCTTTTAGTAAAATATAGTTTAGTAAAACAATTGAAATATATTTATCAACAAATTATAATGGACAACAACAAAAAAACAAACATGTCTGCATCAAAAAACAATATTGGTTATTTGGAAATATTCGTTGGCTCGATGTGTAGCGGTAAAACATCGAAATTATTGGAAATGCATAAGCAATATACCTTTTGTAATATTCCTGTAGTAGTTATTAATCATGCAATGGACATTCGATATCACGATAGTATGTTATCAACTCATGATAAAATTATGATCCCATGTATTCAGACTTCCAATATAGCGGATATATGGATAAATAGTAATTCTATATATTATGAAACTTTACATAATGCGGATGTTATTTTAATTAATGAAGCGCAGTTTTTCAACGATTTACAATATTGTGTTACTGATATGCTAAAAGAAAAAAAGAAGGTATACATTTCAGGGTTAGATGGAGATTTTGAAAGGAAAAAATTTGGTGAAATATTGGATTTAATACCTATTTGTGATAAGGTTACAAAGTTAACGGCTTTGTGTAGCATTTGTAAGGATGGAACCCCAGGTATATTCTCTCTGCGTTTATCAAAGGAGACGCAACAAATGTTGATTGGTTCTGACAATTATCTTCCTGTTTGTAGAAAATGTTATGATTTGGAGGAAAACGTAGATACTGCGCAAGTGGCGATGCGAATCGAAGTTTTCCGATTATACTCCGGAGCGCCAGCGGAGGAGTATGGAGTCTGATATTGATATTACTACTACTTCTACTTCATGTTTTAGTTTTACTGATGAACTCTATTTATCACCTAATCCTTAAATATATAGTAAAACAATTTAAATTAAAAGTGTTTAAATCTAAATATAAGTAAACATGAACAATGTGGTTGGATCTGAAAATAATAATATTATTAAACCGAAAAGAGGGCGTAGAACGAAAAAAGAAATAGATGCTGATGTTAGTGTGGAACCTGTTATAACTATTTTTTCTCCTGTTCATGATCCTATTGATGTTCCTATTGATGTTCCTGTTCCTGTTCCTGTTCTAGACCCGGTTCCAGTTTCAGTAGTTTCGACTCCACCAATTGAAGGTATTGATAATACAATAGAAAAGGTTAAAAAAGCAAAGGTTGTAAAACCCAAAGTTGTAAAAGAAAAGCCTGTTGTAAAAGAAAAGCCTGTTGTAAAAGAAAAGCCTGTTGTAAAAGAAAAGGCTGTTGTAAAAGAAAAGGCTGTTGTAAAAGAAAATCCTATTGTAAAAGAAAAGCCTATTGTAAAAGAAAAGGCGGTTGTAAAAGAAAAGCCTGTTGTAAAGGAAAAGGTTAATAAATCAACAAAAGACAATATCGAATTTACCATTTGTAATAAAATTATAAGCAGTGAGACAACTGATGAAATTTTGAAACTAAATGATATTAATAATCCATTGACTAATCAATTGGCTAATTCATTGGCTAATTCATTGACTAATCCATTAGGCTTAGATGAAATAGCAGATGAAAACAATATTATTAAACCAGGTGCAAAAAAACGCGGGAGAAAACCAAAGGGAGGAAAGATAATTATACAAAATGCAAATATCGTCCCACAAAAAGAAGCAAAACCTAATATTATTTTACACCTAAAGTGTTCTATAAAAGATCTTCAAAATAACTCTGAATATAATTCAAGTTTTAATAATACAAGCATAGAATCGTTTAATTTTAATGCATCTAAAAGTGAATTGACATATGAAGTCATTAATAACCCTGAACATACCTATTCTACTGATATGAATATTATTTATAATGAACCGCAAAATAAGGCAAGCGCAGTAGGTGTTGAAGATTCGTATGAGGCTGAAGATAATTGCGAAACAAAGGATTTATGGCGTAAACTTAAAATTCTAGAACACAATTTGCATATTAATAATATATCTGATAAAAAATCAGCATGTTTCTGGTGCTCACACGATTTCGATAATCCACCTATTTATATTCCAAAACATTTCATTCGTGATTCATATCACGTGTACGGCTGTTTTTGTAGTCCAGAATGTGCTACTGCACATTTAATGGAAGAAAACATTGATAGTTCAGTTAAATTTGAACGTTATCATCTAATAAATCATATTTATTCAAAGATTTACGAATATAAGAAAAATATTAAACCCGCACCAAACCCACATTATATGCTTGAGAAATATTATGGAAATTTAACTATTCAAGAGTATAGAACGCTTCTAAGAAGTGAAAGATTATTTTTAATTGTTGATAAACCGCTCACTCGAATTTTACCCGAATTTCATGAAGACAACGATGATTTTATCATCAACAATAAAATTATTCCTTCCAATAATTATCAAGTTAAAAAACGTTTGCAAAAAAAACCGCAATCAAAAAACAATATTTTGAATGAAAATTTTGGTATGGCTTCCACATAATGGCAATTTACCATTTATATAATATTTATCTTCTGTAAATAAATATTATTATCGATTGATATATTAAGTATGTTCGAGGGTATATTTGATGATAATGATAAACCAAAATCAAAGTCTGCTTCTGTAAAATTGAAATCTGCATCTGCATCTGCAAATATTTTATCCCCATTAAAAACGGAAGATATCGACGTTGTTGCTGCAATTGAAGAAGAAGAAAAATATATACATGAAATGTCTAACCCCCCGTCAATTATTACTATTTTGATTATTTCACATGGATTAGATTTACCCCATGATTCATTTAATGATAATAATGTTAGAATGATAAGTTTTGCAGGAAGATCTGGTTCAGTTTATTATGCTAATCCGCATACACTAGCAGATATAAATGATGTTTTCAAGGCTCAAAATATAGCATATAATAAACAACTTCCGTTCAAAGGAAAGAAAAAATTCTTAGAAACATTGTATAATGATATTCCCTATGCTAATAAATGTCGACAAATGCCTAATTTTGCATTTAATGAAGACAATTCTGTAAATGCTTTAAGTACATATGATTTTTTAGATACTAATATTGTAAAAGGTAATATTGCAACTAATTATAGAAGCAATTTGGAGTATAATGCGGAGTTGCCTTCAGGGTCACAATCAAAATTGTTTACAGAATATAATAGACCGAACCCTCATCCTAGTTCTATTTATACATATGGGGATGTAACCAGTAAATTAACTCATCGATTTCATACTCCAGTTATAAATAAATTATATCAATTTTATGATAATTGTGATCCTACATTTCCTCAAAAAATCCATTTTGGTATTTATGTCATGGATATATGCAATTATGATCCTAAAATGTATAATAATACTATAAATATCGGCGATGAATTGACTTCATCGCGAAAACAATATAATAATGGCTTTTTAGAATATAGTAGTGAAAATAACAATGTTACCTTGGAAATGTTAGTTCGTTATTTACATGAACTTGGATTCCCTGTAATAAATATTATAGATGTTGCTTGTAGAAGTTGTAAAGAAATGGATGTTCCTGTGGAAGGTGCGTTATTGAGGGAAAGAATGACTGAAAAAGAAGATTTATTGTCAACTTTTATGAATAGAGCATATGGAAGAACTCGAAAAACGAAAAAAAAAAAGATTAGGAAGGGTATTCGTAGAGCTAAGTCTGGGTCTAAATCCAGATCTAAAAGATCTGTGCGTAGACATATATTATGATTTTTCTAATGTATTATTTTCTATCTCCTTTGCTAATTTTACTTCTTGCTCACTATTATATACACGCATGGAGTCGTCTAGTTTTCCTCTAATTTGTTTATAAATTTCTTGATTTACCGACTTTATCTGTGGTGCTTTTTTTTCAGTTATTCCCATAAAATCCTTAATTACTTTTATATGATCATCATTAAACGCAATTAGTTTTTGTATTACCTGTTCTTCAGTGTAATCAGTTTGACGCATAATCATTTGTATGCGTTCCACGTCGTCTGTCTTGCATGTTATAGTTATATTGTCCATACTCTATTATAGTTATATCATAAAATGATATTTAAATCGATTTAAACAATAATCATTAATATAATTATCCACAAATGCAAACAAACGATACCTATAGCAAAATTGATATTCAACCACTTTTAAATGATGTAAATGAAGTAGTTAAAAAAGGCGTTAATAAATTATTATATGATTTTACATTACGTCATTTAAATACTGAGTTGGATAAATGTAAATTAGAAATGGAGTTTTATAAAAGTGAATTGACAAATATTAAAGAATTGTATGGACTGGAGGAAAACGTAGATACTGCGCAAGTGGCGCAGCGAGTCGAAGTTTTCCGATTATATTCAGAAGGCGCCAGCCGAAGGAATATAGATGTTCCTATTCCTAGTAAAAAATTAAACGTAGTTAATAATGAAAATATTTCTTTAAATATTGAGGAAAAAATGATTGATAGTGCTCAGGATAATGCAGATGCTGGATGTACTTTTGAGAAAATTTTATTACAGGCTGCAGTTTCATCTAAAAATGTGCGAGTAGTTGTAGCGCAAGAGGAGGCGCAAGCTAGTGATGATGAGGAGGATGCTGATGAGGAGGAGGCTGATGAGGAGGCTGATGAGGAGGCTGATGAGGAGGAAGAGGCGCAAGCTGGTGAAGATGATGATGAGGAAGAGGAAGAGGAGGCGCAAGCTGGTGATGAGGAAGAAATAGAAACAGAAAATGAGGAGGAAGAGGAAGAGGAAGAGGAAGAAGCGCAAGCTGGTGATGAGGAAGAGGAGGAAGAGGAGGAAGAGGAGGAAGAGGAGGAAGAGGAGGAAGAGGAGGAAGCGCAAGCTGGTGAGGAGGAGGAGGCTGGTGAAGAGGAGGAGGCGCAAGCTGGTGATGAGGAGGAGACTGAAGAAGAAGAAGAAGAAGAGGTTTTTGAAATTGAAATTGATGACATTACCTATTTTACTACCGATGAAGAAAATGGTCCTATCTACGAAGTAGACTCTAGCGGAGATCCAGGAAATAAAATCGGATATTTAAAAGACGGAGAGCCTTTTTTCTCAGCGTAATATAAGTAATGTTTGATCTATGTCCTCCAGCATTAATTTATGTTGTTTTTTCTATTACACAAATAATTATAGATACATTTAAGGGCCTATATAACACCGCATTTTTTAAATTTATTGTCATGTGCATGGTTACACTTTTATTAAATGCATTATGTCAATCTGGGATGGGAGTTATATCATGGATAATAGTATTTATTCCATTTATTCTAATGACTGTTATAGTAACCATGTTATTATACATATTTGGTTTAGATGCAGCGTCTGGTTCCATTAATTACAATTGTCAAAATGGAAGTCAAGAAAATGCTAGTACCAAAGCCACTTCCACTATTACATATGTACCAACAACGTCTGACAAAAAAATAATAATAGTAGATACAAATCCATCCATTAGTACAAATGCTCAAACGCAACCCATCCAATCTACACAGCCTTTGCAATCTGATCCATTTGTACATAATCAAGCTACAGCGCCTACTTATTCTAGCTCACCCGAATATGAAAGTTTTATAGGAAACCTGGGTATATCCAAATAACAAATATTACTAAAAACATTTAAACAAACATTACAAAATAACATATAATGAAGTATCCGTACATTATATTTTATAGATTAGAAGAATATTCAGACATCGACAATTTTTTCATTTCAAACGATGAAAAACTTAATTGTTCTCTCTTCTTTACAAGCAATAAAGATGATTTAAATAAACTATTTAATTCAAGTTATCAATTATTAGTCACATATGGACCAAGTCAAGAAACATATATTGAACAAATTGCACCACTCATCACTGATAGAATGAGAGATAGATGGATTCATTTTGATAAACTCCCTACTATGGAAGTTTTCAATCAGAATGTAAATTATTGCTTTATTCATAATTGTTATCTTGACAGAAAAGTAGTTAGACCAATATTTTCCATATTTTCAAGCACATTTAAATCATATGAAAAAATCCTAAGAGCATACAATAGTTTAAAAGCTCAAACTTTTAAGGATTGGGAATGGGTTATCATGGAAGATTCTGATGACAATGATGAGCACTTTCAATATCTCCGAAAAAACTTGATGGATGATTCCAGGATTAGGTTATATAGAAGAGGGGAGAATAGTGGCAATATAGGAAATGTCAAAAATGAAGCAGTTTCCTTGTGTAGAGGGTTATATGTATTGGAATTAGATCATGATGATGAAATATTACCAGATGTTTTAGCTGATTCTGTCAAAATATTTGAAGAACATTCCGATATTGGATTTATATACATGGATTTTATCAATATACATGAAGATGGTCGTAACTTTACTTATGGGGATTTCCTGTGTAAAGGTTATGCATGTTATTATTGTCAAAAATATAATGGTAAATGGGTAAACGTTTACAATACTCCCAATATAAACAACATCACTTTAAGTCACCTTGTATGTTGTCCCAATCATCCTAGAATATGGCGTAAGGAGACGTTACTTAGTATCGGAAATTATAGCGAATTTTTACCAATCTGTGATGACTATGAAATTATTTTGCGAACGGCGTTGCATACCAAAATAGCCAAAATTCCCAAATTGGGATATGTGCAGTATATGAATGATTCAAATAATAATTTCTCTCTTATACGAAACTCTGAAATAAACAGAATAGGACCTCAATTTATTCAACCCATTTTTTACGATAAATTTCATGTTAATGATAAAATGCGTGAATTAGATGCATATGAAGATGAAAAATATATTGATCATCATAGTAAAATATGGGAAAGATCTGTGGATGATTACCAGCATAATTTTTGCAATTCTGTTCATAACGTTAATTACGATAAGCAATATTGCATTATTGGAATAGACACATTAATCTACTATATGGATAAAATAAAGGAATTATATGAAGATGAAAGAAATGATTTTATTCTACTCGATAATAAATGTTCCATTGAATACTTATGGTTTAAATTAGATTATTATGGTCTTGATAGGTTTAAATGTTATACATTGATTGATTCATCTGTTGAAGTACTTAGGAATTATTTTATGATGATGTATAAATCATGCGACAATTTTGAGATAATAACACCATTGGTTAATAAACCGCCATATAATACACCATTTCATGAACGATTTGCCGTTATAAATGCACTTACGAATCCAACCGATTCTTATCTTGAAATAGGTGTGGAAAATGGGTTTACTTTTAACAATGTGCATTTTGAGAAAAAAGAAGGGGTTGATCCTGATCCAAAATGTGTGGACCAACGCATCATTTCTAAAACGTCTGATGAATATTTCCATAATATTATTGTTGCTTCTGTTGAAGATGATATTGACGAACAATATATAAAGGATGTGGTATTTATTGATGGACTACATCAATCGGAATATGTATTAAACGATATAAATAATAGTATTGTTGCGTTAAGTCAAGGAGGTAAAATATTTATGGATGATATTCTGCCGTTAACATATGATGAACAATTAAAAATACCGAAACAACACTATTATGAAAAAGATATTTTAAAATATGGCGAACCTTGGACGGGAGATGTATGGAAAGTACTATACTACATTTTGAAAAATTACAGCGAACATATTGATTTTTCATATTATTACCATTTGAATTATAGAGGAGTTGGTTTACTTAAAATCAAATCATTTTTCCAAATTGATAAGAATGCTATTGACGTGATAAATGGTTTCGATTATTTTACTGATTTTAACGATTATGTTGCTATGCTTGATTCTGCAACAGCAAATGCAAATGCAAATATAATTATTGAAATATAAAATTAGTTCGAATAACGAATAATTAGTTTTTTAATATAATTAAATTAATTATTAAAGAGTAATTTTGAATAAATTAGTATAATGGAGTTGGTGATAAAGGAAATCAAACCACTTATTTGTTTAAATATGATAGTCAAAGATGAATCTCATATTATTGTAGATACGTTGACAAAATTCTTGAATAAAGTGTCTATTGATTATTGGGTTATTTCTGATACTGGGTCTACTGATAACACACAAGAGATTATTAAAACATTTTTTAAAGAGAGAGGTATTCCTGGTGAACTTTACGAAGATAAATGGGAAAATTTTGCACATAATCGAACATTGGCATTAGAACATGCTCATGGAAAAAGTGAATACATATTTGTGTTTGATGCGGATGACGAATTGTGTGGAGATTTTCAATTACCAGTGCTTACTGAAGATGCATATCACATTCAATTTGGTGATGCAAATGGTACCAGTTATACGAGGGTTTTGTTAGTTAATAATAATACAAAAAAATGGAGGTATTTAAGTGTAATACATGAATTTATTGATTGTGTAGATAATTCTCATACGTCTGGTGTTATTGCTGGAAATTATTATTGTGTTTCTGGTAGATTGGGTAACAGAAGCAAAGACCCTGATAAATATTTAAAAGATGCATTAGTTCTAGAAAAAGCACATGCGGAAGCATTGGCTAAAAATGATTTGCTATATTTTAGATATGCTTTTTATTGTGCAAATAGCTATTTTGACTATGGGAAATATATAGATGCTATTAAATGGTATAAAATCACATTAGGTCAGGGTAATTGGGAACAAGAAAAGTATGTCAGCTGTATAAAATTATTCATATGTTACACTATTTTAAAACAGCCAGAAGCAGGTATCTTTTATTTGGTCAAAGGAATTTTGTATGACAAAACGAGAGTCGAAGGTTTATTTGAGCTCGTGCAATATTATTGCGGCAATGACATGAATGAATTAGCTTATATGTATTATGGAATGGTGAAGGAATTTTATGAAAAGGAATACGTCAAAATAGATGGTACACTAAATAAGTTATTTGTAGATATAAGTAAAGCCAATTTTCATTTACCATATTGGATGATTATAGTAGCTGATAGAATTAAAAA